CAATGTAGCCCTTAATCTGTTTTATATCCATTTGGGTGATTTTCTGCTGATCTATTAACTTTACTATTATTGCCTCTAGCCTGCCAAAGCTTTCGTCTAGCTCTTCCATTAGTTCCTTCTGTATGAATTGATTTTGCTTCCATATGAAATAGCCAAAGGCACAAGCGACCGTTAAGGGAATCCCAAATTGTTCTAAAAAAGCTACAAAGTCCATTACTTATTTCCATCTATTACTTGCCCCCATAGGGACGTTTTTCCAGCAATTATTTGAATAACATGTACCGTAAAGTAACCCTTTTCAAAGAAATCTACAATAGCAAAAGCGTGTCCCCAGTTATGATCAGCATTATCTAGCCAAGCATTAGCTTCTGGACTCATATCTTTCAGGCAACCAAGAGACCAAGCTGCTATAGGGCCTTCTTCATGCATAACTGTCATATGCTGTACATCGTGATGGTGTCCATACATATAGTTAACGCCTTTTTTGCGAAGATGGTTTGAAGTATGATATTGTCCACCAAATCTATGGCCATGATATAGATATAGCTTACCTAGCTTTAGCCTTTTACCAAATTGATAGTATTTATACCCTCGATCTTTTAACTTTACTGCATTTTTGAATTTATACTGTGGTATGTAAGGATATTTCTTAACTGCAAGGTTTAGCCAATTATCATGATTACCTTCTGTTATATATTTTTCTGTGCAATTAACTTTATCTAAAGCCTCGTCAATAACATCCATACCTTCATTAACAGCTTTAACATCTTTATCGTATCCTTCAATTTTATATTCTAGTGGTGGTGGTTTCTTTCGTTTGTCTTCGTGATGACTAAAGGCAGCCCATTCTCCTACATCGCCCAAGTCTACGTATATATCTGGCTTTACTATTTCTATCGTTTGTGTTAAGCAACTAATTGCTGCCCAATCTGCTAAAGGAAAGTGCTTATCTGGAGTTACGATTGCCCTTTTTACTGTTCCCTTTTTTCTTCTTCCCATAATATATCCCCATTGCTTTGTTGTAGTGTATATAGGCTAGAGATAATGCTGTTATTGTACTAAACAGCAATATTAAGAATCTTAATAGTGGAGAAACATATTCAGTTAATGATAATAAATACCCAGAGAATGATGCACTCAAACTTCTAAACGGATAATTATATAGAATCTCTTTAACAGATTCCATTTTCATTCATTGCAATAAAATGTTCTACAGTACCCTTGCCTAATTCTGTGTTATAAACTCTTTTCCAATACTTTGCCTGATCTGAAAGATTTGAAGCTGGAGGAATAGGATTAGGGTCTCTCATATATTTCAATCTACAAAATGCTACTTGTATAGCTATATTTGATAGGAGAGAAAACTCTAAGTTCTCAAAGTCACACCCTAATTCTAGCAAAGCTTGTTCATATTTTGGTCTATAGCTTACATAGTTGTTAACAGTATCATAAGCTGTTGTGGGTTCTACCTGCCAAAATCCTAACGCAGGGCCACCACCATATTGTTTTAAAACCTTGTACCCACTTTCTGCATATCCAGTTCTCATGACGAGAGCCAATGCATCAGGAGTATAAGCATCTAATTTGTATAAAACTTCTTCTGCTATTTCTTTTATATCTTTAACCATGTAATCCTTTACCATTTTTTGCAAGACCAATATCTTGCTTTAGTTTTTGGGCCAGGGCTAGAACATTTATGTCTTGCCCTAAATGATTTCCTTCTAGCAGGACTTGATTTTTTTATTCTCATTTTTGGGTCACCAAACATTACCTTTTTGACTTTTTTTCCTGCTTTTACAAATACTTTAAATTTCTTTCTACCATAACC